TGAGTGGTAGATCGCGCTTTAAGCTAAAGGGTCGGAATCAAGCACCTCAACACTTTTAAGTGTCTCAATGAAGTCCATTCCAAATGGCTTAACAGTCTCACCTGACCTGCGTGTGACTTCCCATGCTAACCAATAAACATCACTCTGCTTTTCCTCATCGCGGAAAGCCTTATGAAAACCCTTTTTAGCGTATTGCTCAAACGCATACTCCACTGCTGGAGTAATTTCGCCTTCTAATACACTTCCATCTTGTCGAACGATCTTTAGTCTTGCCATGTTTAGCCCCTTTGTTTAGTTGTTTAGAATGTACCTGTAGTTGCTACTGCAATTGCTGAGTTAGCAGTAAATGTGATTGACTGTGTGCCAATGTCTCCAACAGCACCGTTGATGTCTGTTGTGTTATTGACGAGCAAAGATACAGTGTAGAGAGGGTTTGTAGCAGATACTGCTGTTCCCTTTTCCTGTAGGAATACACATGTAACAGTTGTGCCCCATGCAGCCTGTAGTGTTGCCAATACATTTGCTGATGCTGTGTCATTTAGGAAGTCGATAGTTACTGTTGATGACTCTAAGCCCTTTACGAACTTATGTGATGAGTCACCCATAGCAGTTACTTCTAGTTCATCGAATACTCGGTTAATAGTTACTGCCGTGACATGGTCAGAAAGATCAACAGTGTTAATCTTCACGCCGACCTTGTTATTTAGAAATACAGCCATGAGATTATTCCTCGTCTTTCTTAGTAGGTGCTGGCTTATGTGTTGCTGGTGCTACCTGCCCGATCTTGATCAGGAAGGCTTCGTTCTCTTTTTCCCACTCGGACATTTTAACTCCAACTCGTAAGGATTGATACGGACATCTCGCAGCTGAGTAGGTCACCCGATGCAGCGTTGAGAATACTAGGTGCGCTTATTGCGCTTACATTATAGGTCAAAGATGATGCAGCGAGCTTAGCGAACACGCCACATACTGCATCTTCTATACCGTTGAGATTGCCTTCGTTGTCGAAAAGCGGCACAGTAATAATAATCTTAAAGTTAGCCATAGGGCTGATAGTGATGTGCTGGTTATTACTAGGTGTCAGGTACGGATCATCTGGGCTGACAATTACTGAGTTAGCAAGAACTGTGGCAGGTGGGAAGGCAAATGTCTGCCACTTAGTATTATCTACTAATGCTGTGGCTAATGTTGTGCGAAGGGTAGTGACTGCAACTGGCATTATCCCACCATCGAGCGTGGGTCTAGTGCGTGTGCGATCAATCCTCTGACCTTAGCGAGTAGCTGTGCGCTCATTCGGTAAGGTGAGGGCTGGAAATCAATGGCGTTAGAACCCGAAAGGGTAGCGGTTCTCGCTTGCCAGATTTCAACAGCGATCATCAAAGCTGCGTTTTGTACTGCTGTATCTGTAGTCCAGTCTGTGTAAGTAGTAGTAGATACAGTTCCATAAGGAAAAATTGGGTGGTAAGACTGTGCTGAAGAATGAGTAGTTGTCACACTAATTGAGTATTCTCCGACTGCTGTAATTGTCTTAGTGCCTGCATACAAAGAACCTGAGTTAGCAATTGTTACGCTTTGACCTACATAAAAAGTATCTCTAACATCTTCATTAAAATACAAAGTGCCTGTGCCTACAACATTACTGTGAGCAACGCTAAACCATTTAGGAGCCCATAGCATAGGAATAAGGACAGCATCTGCGGCATCTGCTACTTCTTGAAGCGTAGCGTCGCTATACAATGTGCCTACGCCTAATGTACTGCGAAGCTCTGCAACTGTTGTAAGTGCCATTTGCAATCCTTTCTAAAGACTCTGGGGAGTAGAGGGCTACTACTCCCCAGAGCGACTTAGTTACCTATTTATCAGGTTAGGTTAAACCAGTTTGCGCCTGCTGCTAACTTAGTAGCTAGTGCTCCCTGACCAAACAGTAGAATGTCTACAGTTCCGTCTGAATTAACATTAGTGCGAAGCTGCTGACGAGCACCCTCGTACCATGTGTAAGCATCTGGGTTAATAACAGCCATTGAATAATCTGCTGTTCCAACTCCGCCAGAACCTTGCATGTAACGAGATACACGAAGGTCAAGACCTGCAACTGATCCACGAACACTGAGTGGTGAAAGTGCACCAGCGTTATTCTGAGGATTTGCCGCGATGTAGATTGGGCGGCCATTATCGTTGTAGCTCATGATGTTAGCCCATTGTTGTGGGGTAACAATAATGTTACGACCAAAGCCAAGTGATGCTGAATAGACAGCCGCTGCTGCGCTTGATACATACTTTAGCAATCCATCGGCTGAGTTAGCCTGTGCTGTTGCATTGAGAGTTCCTGCGCCTTGAATAGCTGTAGTTACAAATTCCTCAGTGTCTTTAGCATAAGCATATTCCATCTGAACTAGAAGTTCATCTAAAAATGCAGGTGTCGAATTTGTGAGAAGTTCTAGAGTAGTAATTGCACGACCCTTGAAAGACTTCTTTGTAACTGTAATAAATGATGCCTCAAGTTGTGATTCTGTAACTGCACCATTCTCATCAATCTGATCGACTAAAGGAACCTCAGTAATCTTTGGAAGTTCAAATGTTTTTCCAAATTCTGGCATTGTACCGCGAGAAACTGAATCAATCATTGGTCGATCTGCGTTTGAAAGGAAGTTAAGTAACTGTGTGCTTTGTGGTGTTGGAATAAATCCTGCACCTGTTGTCTGATCGTTGTCAGCAGCGCGTAGCCATTGACGAGAGTCATCATCACCAAAAAGATTAGCCTTTAGTGTGTTCTCCAAGTAGTTACGCTTTGTGATTTCGATTCTTGGAGATGTGTAGTACATCGCTGTTACAGTAGGGCGAGCAGCCTCGACAGGTGCTGCCTCTACTGCAGGTGTTGCTTCGACTGCTGAAGTGGTATCTTCCACGGCTGTCTCGCTTTCTGTAGTTGGGTTTTCTTCAGCAGGGGTAACTTCCTCTGCTGCGATCTCTAGCACCTGAGCAGACTTAAAGGCTGGCTCTGTTACGAGAGAAACTTCTTTTAACTTAGCCGCTGTTACGACTGTGTGTCCGTTGCGTGATGGCTTAGATGCAAGGATCTCTGCGCCTATGCTTAAACCTGAAACCAAATTTTCGCTTGCCATGATAAGGGCATCTGTGCCAGCCTGTGAACGGCTTAGCTTAAAGGTTGCATAAATGCCATCTTCTTTTTGTTCAGCTGAGATCATTCGACCAACAGGCTTCTTCATGTCATGTTGTGATAAAAGCTTAATCTTTGTTGGGTCTGCGATCTCAATAGATCCTGCCTCAAAAGTATAAGATCCAAGATTAGTGCTGCCAATTTCATCATTACCAAAGGGCACTATCTTGCCAGTGATTTCGCGCTTTTCTTCGTTGCACTCAATCATTGTGGCTTCGATGTATAAGTTTTCCATTAGCCTTCGCTTCCATTAGGTGTTAGATCTTCCATCTGCATAGCTTGTTCGATTGTAATTAAACCAAGTGAAAGCATCTTTTCTATAACTAGCAATCGCTCCATAGGTTCAACGCGCAAGAATGTAGAATCTAAATCGAACTTTACATAGTGACCAGCAGTAGATATATCATCCATGCTTAAACGCTGCTCAATTGCAGAGATGTATGGCTGGAACGCTAGTGCTACCAATTGTTTTCTTTCATCTATAATGTTTGCGTATGTCATAGATGTGTTGAGGTCTGCTGACAAGTAGTAAGCAGGGATGCCGCACAAGCGACTGATCTCTGTTGCAAGATTCTGGATTGCCTCGTTGTACATCATGTCTTTAGGACTAAAGCCAATATTCTGCGCCTCGAGAGTTGAGGTCAAATATGCAGTTGAACGATTCTGACGAGCTGACTTCCATGAAGCCAGTAAACCTTGAACTTCCGCAGGTGGAAGATCTGCTCCTGTATTTTTTAACACTGTAGTAGCCATCGGAGTTTGAGCAGCTACAGCGGCAGCCTTCTGAATGTCAATAGCTGCTTGAATTGTTCTTGCACCTGTTGTAAGTACGCCTTCGTTAAATGCTTGGAATGTAACTAAAGATCCAAGACCAGACATCGGCCGTGGTGATCCATCAACATAATACTGTGTAACAAATGTGTTAGTTACATCAAGATCAAAAGTAATGCGAGTATTGGCAACCCACTCAAAAGATGCAGGGCGATTATCTTCCTGGTAGGTCTCCGTAACTTCTAGAAAAGCCTGACCAAAAAATAATAAGCTGTCCACGAGATAGCTGACAGTTACGAACTGCGGTTGTGACTTAGATAGTTGATGCACCCATCGTGGAGCTGCAATAGATTCGCCCGTGGACTTCTTTTTATACTCTAGCGGAATAGATCCGACTGTGCAGAGAAGATCGCGGCATCGCTTAATAGCGGGTACAGCCATAGCATCTCGTCTGCCAATTACAGGGAATGTAAAGTTGTAGATTGAGTTAATGCCATCGCCCATAATCTTAGGCGCGAGCTGTGCCTCTAATATTTGTGGCTTGCGAGAAAAGATACCCATAGACATAAAGGGTACCATTTGTCAAGTAATTAGACAAACTCTGTCGGCGTGTCTAAGTATAAATCTGAGGCTTAGGTTCTGGAAGCATTAACTTGGAAACCGTCATTGCAACGCCAATTATTGCGCTTATGTCGCCTGCTGATTTACGCTTTATGATACGCCACGCCGAGTCATTCACTTTAGCTGCACAATTATTAAATTGCTGTATAAGCTCTGGCATCCCATTATGAACCACTCTTTTATTGACTAAGCCTTCTAATAGATCGCCACAGGCTTTATAGAATTGCTGGCCCGATACATCTTCGACTACAACGCCTGATTGCTTTAATCTATCGGCGATTGTCTGAGTTGCGTACTTATCGAAGCAAACAAGTCTCGGATGATAGAGATCGCACCACGCTTTTATAGATGCAGCCATCTTTAATTCATCAATTGCCATTTGAGAGCTGTAAGTCTCTAGGATCCCGATACCAATCCGCCCATCTGGGAGAAGTTGGCCTGCTACTAAGCTCCCGTGTCTTTTTGACGGACTGGTATCGAAACCAAATACAGTATAAGCCCCCGGTGACATTTCTAAGGTGTTATCCGATGTTTCTTCAAGAATCCCATGAGGCCAGGGCGATTGCAGGCTGTCAATCCATTGACAAAGTGTTTCTGTCCTAGTCTGCTCGATTGGATTTGTAGCAATTGCTTCCTCGATCGATTCTTTAGTAATTATGTAAGATAAAGCAGGATTACTTGGTGCAACAGCGTTACGCCAAAAGAAATCAGAGCTAATATCTATTTTGCAATATTGTGGCGCAGAATACTCATAGTAGCCATAAGTCTCAGGCGGGTAATCTTTTGCGCGCTCGACCAGATTATTCAGTACGCTGCTAAAATGGTCTCCAGCATTGCTAGTCAGAAAAGTCTGTGCATTTGCTCTGGCTCTAGTTACTGGAACAGCAGCTTTGTAACCATCTTCTGAAATTTCACGGATTTCATCGATCCATAAGAAATCTGCTGTACGACCACGAGGTGAAGATGAGTTATCGGAAATGACATCTAAGGTTGCACCATTGAGTAGCTCTATTCTTTCGCCACCGTTAGCGTAACGGATTGCCTTTGTCATGGCTTTTAACTCTGGAGTTGATTCAATAGTCCAAGCGATCTCACGAAAAAGCATGAGAGAGGTTGCTCTGTTAGCAGACATGATAATGATCTTCTTTTCCCCGCCGTAGAACATTCCCCATATGACACGGACTCTACCTAAAAAACTTTTGCCATTCTGTCTCGAAATTAACAAAAGTGCGGTCTTAATCCTGTAATTATTCTTCTTATCGACCATAAGCATTTGATTAAGCACATGCTTCTGATAAGGCATAAGCGGATCCATCTTTAAACGCTCAATCATGTCTAAAACTTCACTGGCTCTAGACTTGCCTTTTAGAACTGGGCTGTGAACCCTCGGTTCGGTTGCCCCTCGTAGCGGTAGTTTCCTTTTGGGTTTATCTGTCATCGAATCGGATCAGGTCTGAGCTTAAACGGACTGTCTTGGGGTTGCTCCGACTGCATCGGGGATATACGGGATGAAAAGACAGGGGGGGTAGCCGTCTGTGCTAAAAAAACCCCTTCTTCTTTGCTTGATTTGCGTAGGTTGCAACCCTTGCATAGTACTTGAAGGTTATCTAAGTCATGGGTGCCACCACGCTTGCGAGGAATGATGTGATCGATGTGCAATGGTTCTTCATCTGATCCACAGTATCGACAGGTTCTACCATCACGGTTGAACACGCGCTCTTTGTGCGCTCTGTACTTCCTACTGTTTAGCTTGTCTAATGCCATCCCTTATCCTTAAAGTGTTGCCATGCTTTACACGGTGATCCATCGTAACGATGATCAAAGTATCTCATGTGTAACTGTATCTGTTGCATAGGGTTCATGTGTTTAGCAATAGGATTCTTTATTTGTAGTAATCCATAAACTCTATGAGTACCAGATAGATTACCTACTGCCTTGTAATTCCATGCTGACTCTTTACTAATGAGTAGTTTGATGCACTTAGCCTCATGCTTAGGCATAGTTGCATTGATGTATTTTCTAGGATTGTATTTGAAGCTATCTATTGAGCCTGTATTAGCAGCAGCCATTGGTGATAATAGAGCTATCCCAATAGCGATGGCTACCGAGCGAGCTATCCGCGAGCGGCTCGCTCTGAGCCCCTGACGGGCTCTAGCCTTGAGAGTACCATTCATGTCAATCTCCTTACTATAAGTGCTGGTCAGACGGCGTGTCGTTTAGTCCTTGCCCCATCCTTTGCCCTTAAAGTGAATTGCATTAGCCGTAATTATCTTTGTCATTGGTTCATTACAATAGTTACAAAGCACTACTGGTCGATTGTGCCATCCATGATTGATCTCTTGATTGAGATTGCATCGTTTGCATTTGTAGTCATAGGCTGGCATGTTAAACATTTCCTTATCATGTATGACCCACACCCAGAGCAACGGTCGATGTCTGCTTCTGTAGGTTCTTTATCTAAGTGACCGTATTTAAGTATGAGTAGTGGCAATAGATCAGCTAGTCGGATTACAGCGCAATACTCAGCTGCATCTTCTCCTTGTCCGTTTAGCCTTAATACCCCGAACCCCAATTCCCCCGAAATGTCGGTCCGAGCTTTCAGTTGCTTAACGTACGCCAATGGTTGGAAGCCAGTTCTACTTTTGACTTCTGCATCAAATGGGACATTGAGAATGTCTTTGCCACTACCCCTTCCCACACACGCATGTGGCCACCAAGTCGATAGGTACTCAGCGACCACACGCTCTGTGCGGAAACCTCTTGCCCTTCTGCTATTAGCCATTTACCGCATGACATTTGCGACACTGCCATGCACCTACTACAGGCTTTTCTTCTTTAATTACAATGTTAGCAACAATGTCTCTTGCCTCTGTTGGCTCATTACATAATTGACAGTTAATGATTTCTATAAATGGAATGTCATCAAAGTTTACCCATCCACCTAGTCCATCTGCATTATGTATCTCGATGTAACCCATTATGCTCTCGCTTTCTGTGGTTCCCATGTGCCTTGACTACTTAGCTGATACCACAGTGTTGGACACTTAGGCTCTGATCCTTGTACGCCAATGTGCCGGCAGAAGTACCCACCCCATGCACGACCATTCTTGTTGCCATCCTTAAACTCCATGTCTCCATGCTTGCAGCTAGGCACAACCTTTGCAGTACCTAGAATCTCTGCAACTGTATCTACAGCCTTGTCTAAAGTAACAGGTGCTGGCACTTGCTTAATCAACTCATCCTGCTCACCAAATGGTGTAGTCCAATAGTCCTTCTCGACAGGCTTGACAGCTTTTTGCTCATTAACCCTTTGCATATTCTGTTTTGTAGGCTTTTTGGCTGTTTCTAACACTAAGCTTAAACTGCGTCCGATTGCGCTCGACGATGTATCTTCAACATACCATTTACGCATGCCTGAGTTAAATGTAGAAGCATCACCGAAAGCGTAATCAACAGCCGCAGGCAAAGTATCTGTAGAGTTGCGGTAGATTTGAGCAGATATAAGGACAATGCCCTTTTCTGGATTAAATTGAATGACATCTGTAACGATCCTTCCCTCTGGATAAGCCTTTTGGAATCGCAACACCCTAGCTGCGACATCTTCGTAATCATCTAGATTAAACATATAAGTCATTCTCCTCTGTTGCTAATTGTCCACCGAGTGCGCCGTAGCTGCATAGATCGACCCAGTTGTCGAGGTGTTGTGCTGACTGGTTAGTCCTTGCAAGTTTAACAAGTACCATAATCCCTGCCACCTGATAGTCATGTATTGGCATTTGTAGGTATGCACTAAGCAGCATTGCGGTGTGTTGCAGGTTATCTGCTGGGTGACCGTATGAAAGGCCACGATCAGCGATTGTGTCTGTTGAGGTTTGAAGGATCTCACTGGCTTTCATTCTTGCCAAAATTCCTGTCGGTTCACAGCTCGGCCTCGATGGTATCCCTCACGAAAGCCTTTGCTGTAATTGCCCTGTGCTACATGTGAGTAAATTAAACCCACCAATAAAGGAAACAGTAATAACACTGCCCCTATAATCTGATTGTCTGTCATCTTGCTCCTATCGCACCAGCGCCCTCGGCTGGTAACAGGCTTAGTGTTGCATACCCGTCAGACTATTTGGGTTTAATTTGATAACGAAATGATAACGATTCTGCCTCATCCACTGCATCGTCTATTGTCTTTCGGACAGGAAAGATGTCTCTAACGAGGTCGTCCATAGACCTTACCGCCTACGATGAATGTGCCGTTCTTCTCTATGTAGATTAAATCGACTTGGACATTCTTATTGTGAACATACATGATGGCAAATGCCTGTTGCCAATTAGCCGTTCCCTTCGTGTATGCGGCCTGTTTGAAGTCCATTAGGTTGCCTACCTCAACACCATGCAGAACACGCCCCAGACGGCCTCCTATGGCTTCTGAGAAGGATGTACGGCCTGCTCTGTGAGTATGGCCAGAGATGATGTTTGTGCCTGTACGCCTAGCCGCTTCCATCGCGCTTAGACCACCCTGTGACTTGATAGGGGTATGGTCGCCATGAACTGCAACCCAGTTAGGTGCCAACACCATAGGCTTCTTATGGAAGGTAATCCCAAGCTCATCAAACTTCATAAACTTCTCAAAGCGCAGCTCTGGCAAAGATAGGAAAGATGGGATCTTCTTCATAATGATGTTGTAAATTCGATCCGTATGATTTGATCTTATGCAGTCAGTTACGCCTAACTCCCAGAGCAGTTCAACACATCGATCACGATCATCGCCTAGAGTCTGTTCATAAGCTAAAGGTGTGCCGTCTGACCACTTGCTTATAGTCTGGAAGTCAATCTCATCGCCAATGGTTACTGTCTGATCTGGCTTAAAGGTTTGTAAGAACTTGGCAATGTTGCGTGTTACATGTACATCCTCAAAGGGAACTTGAAGATCAGACAAAATAACTATTCGCTTAATCGTCATCCTCATCTTCGTAATCGCCGAACCTTTCTGGCTCGACTGGAGATGGCAAGATCCATGCTGGATAAGACTGTGGCTCTGTAATCATAAACAGAGCAATAGACTCAGGAAATCCAGCCTTCTTTAAGGATTTGTAGAACTCGTGCAACCCAATGCAGTAAGCATCGAGTGGAGAATAACCCTCATCTACTAACTTATTAGTTGCTTTTCTTGCCATAGGATAATTGTCACTTCTCTAGGATGCGTAATATGGTTTCGACACGCGCTTCAAGTAAGTTAATCTGGTCGCGCATCGATGAGCCCCCATTATTTTTGAGTTCGCTTAGGTAATGCTTTACTAGCCACCGCACCGAGCCAATAAATGAACCAATAACGGTCGTAGCAGCAACAGCAAGAGCCGCCATGTCCTGCGCAGTCATTATTTTTTAGGTGAGGCATATCCGAACACGCCTGAAAGTACCGACCATAGAATTGCTCTATAGTCTAGGTTGAAATTACTTGCTGACCATGCTGCTAAAAATGCCCCTGCTGCAAGGATCGCTGGATTCTTTAGATTCATGCTTGACCGCCTAACATAGGTATTTGATAAAATTCACCGCGTAAGTCAGCTTCTTTCTTAAAGCTGAAATGCACATGGTGATTGTGTTTGTTAGCCCCTGTGTACTTGCGCCATTTCCACCTAAGAATAGGGGAGCAGATTTTCCCGTCAAAAATAATGTAAGCAATACGCTTTTCGGATCCTTTTTTGCAGGCTGTACGAATCTGATCAACAAGATCGGGCATGATGTCAGGCTTGGCTTTGCCTGACAGGTCACGATCGATGTCGATGGCACGAACCCAACCTTGCTCATCTGGATTATGATCAGACTTACGAGCACCATGTCGGGTATCACCGATCCAACCATCTGATGTCTTGTCACGATCGCTGAAGGCATCATCGAATTGCTCACGAAGTTGAACCGCTGCTTTGCTTAGTCTTGCTTGCATTATCCGAGAAGGATTGCCGCTTCATCGGCTGTTAAGCCTAGACGATCAAGGATGGCAGTACGAGCGACAGCCTTGTCAGCTGCGGCTTTCTCATCTGCCTTGCGCTGTGTCTCAGATACTGCTGCATCTGCATCGCGTTGTGCTACTTCTTCATCGGTTAGTTCTATCTCAAGAACTTCACCTGTAGTGCAGTTCACTTCGATGCGTGTTGGATTTGCCATTGTTTCTCCTTATGAGTTCTTTATGCCGTATAGATAAAATGATGAGCCTGTAACAAAGCTAGCCCCTGACGGAGTAATTAACAATGAAGTTATGGCAGCTGTATTGCCTAGTAATAAAGCCTCTACACCAACTTGATTACTTCCACTTGTATTGTTTTCTTGTACTGTAAAATTACTTGCTACCTTGTTTGTTGAACCTGCGTAATTTGGTATATAAATCTCAGTGTTAGAAAAAGTATTAGATGTGCCACCAGCAGATGAAAGCCAACCCCCACCAAAAAGCCAATCTGACATAGCATTAAATCGACCAGTAGAAGGTGAAGTACCACTTCCATATAAATATGTTTCAGAATAATTACTTGTAATAGAATTGATGCGTAAAGCAGCATAATTGTTTATAGAGCCACCACCTGTATTGTCTCTACCACTTATTCTAACCACCAAATCCGTAAAGGTACTTGGAATAGCAGTAAAAGTATAAGAAGCAGCAGATGATGCGAGTGTCTCGCCTTTGATTAGTGTGTAGGTACTAGGCATTTTTTATCCCATACAGAGTAGCAGTTGTTCCTGCTTTTAATGTAGTTCCTAAGTCTCCAATTACTAATGAAGTAATGGCAGAAGTTGAACGCCATAATGCAACACACGAAGTTACATAACCTGAACCATTTTGATCTAAAGAAGTTGTGTATAAACAACTCTTCAAAGTTGAACCTGCGTAAGAAAATACATCTAGTGTTCCTAAAGCGGGAATAGTAGTTGAATAGTTATTAAGAGCAAAAATTGCAATATCGTTACTGGCTCTAGCAGCCGTTGCTGATGTGCCATTACCGCGAAGTTCTATTTGAGAATAATTTGTTCCTGTATCACCATTGAATCTGTAATAAGGTTGATTTGCTGCTGTTTCAGTTCCAACCCAAACAATTCTTAAATCTGTGTAAGTAGCAGGAATAGAACTGAAAGTAATTGTTGATGCTGCGCTGCCTAGCGTGTAACTCTGTATCGGCTCATAAGTTGATGGCATCTGTTACCCCTTTATTCCATAGAGTGCAAAAGTTGAACCAGACTTAAAACTTGTAGTATTGGCTTTAATTTGCACAGATGTCACAGCAGATAATGAATACCAAGCCCCTGAACCAAAACCATTTCCGCTTGAACTAGTTTGATTTGTTTCTGTTCCACCAACAAGTCTTACTGTTTTGTTTTTTGTAGTTGAGGCATAATCGTGTATGTCAATAATTACAGCCATAAAAGCATTTGCTGTAGTTGAGTCGTTAGGTTGTGCTGGTAAGAAAACATAAGGGTAGTTTGCAAAACCTTGCACATTGATACTGGGAGTTGCTCCATAAGTATTTACTCTGTGTGTTGAGTAATTACTTCCAGTGTCAGAATTGAGTTGTAAAACAACAGCAGAGTCTCCAGTGCTGGCAGTTGTATCTCTACTAATGCCTCTAATTTGTAAATGTTTATATGTGCTAGGGATACTTGTAAATGACAGACTTGTCTCGCCACCTGCTGCAGTTAAAGTCTGAATAGGCTCAAACGAGCCACCAGCTGCGCCACCTGCGCCATCCATTATTCCTAGTGAGACTCCAAACATTATGCAACGCCACCGATTACATACCAAGCATCTGTGCCAGTCTTGATACATGATGCGGCTTTGTATTGTGCAAGGGTAGGTGCGGCTGGTACTGCTCCAGCGGAAAGGATAGTAGTAGTGCCAGAGGTCACTGCGTTGATTGTGCAGATTCCTACGCCAATGTTAATCACATTGATCACTGTACCGATAGGAAAGGCTGTAGTGGCGTTTGTAGGGATTCTAACGGTACTTGCAGAAGCGTTGGACTGAGTGATCAGCTTGCTGTATTGGTCATTAGTAACCGCTGTGTAAGTTGTGCCAGTCTGAGCGTTGAGTGTGTAGGTAGGCAGGTAGTTCATGTCTGCTGCTGTAAGCACATCACCTGCTACAAATGGATAAGTCATTTATTCTCCTAGTAAGCCAATACGGATGTGTCAAGGATACCGTATAATGTCGAATCCAAGATGAAGCCATCGAGGATGTTTTCTTGTGTTGTAAGGGTAGTGCGCCATGTGTTAGGCGTAATGCTGTGTGCTATGCCTTGACATTGGAGAGTCTTGACAATAGTAGTACCTGCCACATTCACATTCGTGATCTGCATAGGGTCAAAGTAATCTAAGTCCAGTGCAGCTGTAACCCCTGCCCCATAGCCTAGAGTTACTAGGTCAAGGGTAATTGTTTCAATTCTAAGGGTTGTGTCCTTACGAGATGCGACAAAGTTAGAGGCAAGATCGAGAGCCTCAGCATCTGTCTGCATGAGCATGTCATTGGCTGTAATGCTGTGGAGAAAGAACTTAGCAATAGAGGTTGCATCTGAGGCAGTTTGAGTTGTACCGCCCGTGCGTGTGACAGAGGCTTGATTAACTATTGTCTTGTCATCTAGGGCAAAGGTAATGCCAGCGTAAGGAATGTCTGTAGATGCAACTGCATTAGAAAAGACTGTAGGTGCTTCTGCTGGAGACTCATAGACAAAGGTACGATCCTTAAACACTGCGTTGCCAGCCTTGTCAAAGTAGAAGGCTCCCTGCTCTGTAAAGGTTGCAGTCTCGATGGCTGCTAATGCAGAGCGTGTAGTCGCTGGATCTGCCTGACATAGAGTGTTGCCAGTCATAATTGACCTAGAGCTTGAAGGCCAACCGATTGTGTCTAAGATCTTGTCGATGCGTGTGCCAGTGCCTTGTCCTGCTACTGCCCCTGTCACTGTAGTTACATTGGAGTTAAAGACTAATCTAAAGGCATCTGAGCAGATTAGATCGACATAGCCGATTTCCTGATCTTTCGGATATTGGTAAAGGTACTCAGTAATGTAACCCTTGAAGATTGGATAGACAGTTCCTGCATAATTTGCCTCAATAATAATAGAGCGCAGCGGCACTAGGTTTGGATAGTAAGGGCTGGATGTGTTCTGTGGATTCCAGTCACCATTCTCATCTGTAATGCGTACTGTTGCCGAGCCTGACTGATACTTATCCTGAAATAGGTTGCGCTCTTTGCGTGTATCGATCTTAGCAACCTGAGCAGATACATCAATGATGACAGTGCCAGGATCTGCAAGGATGGCAAAGTCAAGCTGTGAAGTATCTAGCACAAATGGATCACCAAACGATGCTCCACCAGTCAAGTTGATCTTGACTATAGGGGTTGCTGGTAAAGCCATTAGTACACCGTACTGTAAGTAACTGGAGTACCCGAAGCCTGTTGTGTGTAAAGCCCCTGAGTAATGGCTGCTACTAGATCGCGCTCTGTTGAGACTGAGCCAGCGACATTTACAATGACAGATGTACCGCCAAAAGATCCGTCCATGCCAAAAGATGCTGGAGATGCGCTAGTGCCAATAGTGTCAATGCCAACCTTGCGCTCAATTCTATCTTTCATCGCTTGGAGTTCTGCAAGTTTGTCCATGTTTTGACCTTGTATTTTACGCTCAATTCTAGCTCTAGCCTCTGACAACATGTCTGCTGTAGCCTGTTGTTCTGGGGTAAAAAAAGCAGCCGCACTTGTTACAGGCTTAACCATAGCAAGCATAGATAGTTCGTAAGCCATCCTCTGAATAGTTAAAAGCCATGCATCAAAAGGATTCTGTATGTAGTTCAAGCCGTCCATGTCTGTGCGAAGGGCTGCTAGTTTCTGAGCATTTGCTACCATGCTATTTGCTAACCGTGCAGCGGCGCTAACATTACCTTCATTGATTGCTGCCTCTAAATCATAGATGTCTTTCTTAATGGCTAGACGAGCCTTTTCTTCATCTGTTAATTTACCCTGTGCAGCTGCCGCTAGTTGGATACCTTCTTCATCAAATAACTTCTGGCCTTCTGCCAATACTAAAGCTGCTTTGTCTAGCACTTCTTGCTTCTTCTTTTCAGCAGCTATTTGCTTTTGCGTTGCTGCTAACTTCTTTGCAGTCGATAGTTGCTGTGAGCCTAGCTTAGTAATTTTTGTGTCTGACTTAACCTGAGCCATCTTAGACATGTGCTCATTTTTATTGTAAGACAGGCGCTCTCGTCTTTCTTTGCCAGCCTTGCTAAAGATAATGCCTGTGCCAATATCCTCAAATAAGAAACCTAGAGCAGATCCTAAAACTGGGATTGCTTTAATCTCTTTAATAAATAATGCTATGCCTGTAGTTGTGTCAGAGATGGCTGTTGCTAGGCTTTGCATGTCTGTTACTACATTAGAGATAGAACCACCTGTGCTGAGCAGTTTTAGTGAATCAATAAGGCCAGTGCCAATAATCTCTGTGGCCTCTGCTGCACCTGCTGAAAGAATACCTAACTGACCTGAGAAAGTAGAAGCTGCGGCAGTAGCAGATCCAGCAAAGGTGTCTGATAATTGATTAGTAATTTCTTCAAAGGATTTAGTCTTTAGATCAGCCTTGCTAAGTCCTACACCTAAACGAGTAAGTGCTGTGTTGTTACCTAAAAATGCACGACTTAATGCTGTGCTAACTGAAACAACATCCTTGCCAGTTGAGGCCGAAATGTCTAATGCAAGGTTTAGAAGTCTCTGGCTCTCGGCTGTGTTTTGTGTGGCTACCGCTAGTCTCTGATAGGCAGGACGAAGAAGGTCATCAAGTATGCCGAATTCTGATTGTAACTGACCTATGTATTTTTCAGTGCTTGCAGCATCTCGCTCTAAGCCAACATTCTTTAATGCTAGGGCTAGTTGCTGTTGTGCCTTCTGGTCATCGGCAGCAGCTTTAACAGACTTCTTTGCATAGTTTAATACAGCAGCAGTACCAAAGGCTAGACCAAAAGTGCCAGCAAGATTTTTTACTGTTCGTCCTAATTTTTGACTTGCTGTTTCAGCTTGCTTAAAACCTTTAAGATCCGCTTTTGAGGATATATTAATTACTTCATTGATATTCATTAAGCAACCCTCTTTAGATTTGCTGAGTTAGATCGCCTGTATAATTCTTGCTCTGCCGTTGAGATTGCTTTACGCACAGCGCCTTCTGCTCTACCTTGATTCTGTGACCATGCCTTAAAGATTAAACGGCCTCTACCTTTTAGACTGCCTGTTAGCGGTGGCAAAGCATCAATAAATTGCTGTCCAGCATTAGGGTTTATAGATTTGCTTACTTTATTGCTATTGCTACCAGCTTTAGGACCAACCCACGGCTGAGGGCCAATACGACCAGCGCCCTCATAAATTGCACCTGCGCGAGAGGCATTAACAATTCTAGCCATAGAACTAAATCCGTTGCGATCTACTTTTGAAGGTGTTGTTTTGTAGCCAATACCAGATTTAATTTGTGATGCGTTAAATGGTGGAAAGGTTCCTTCGCTAAATGACCTAGCAGTCCATCCACTTAAAGGTGAACTAGATGGCACAAAACCCCTAGCTTGTCTAACAACTGGCTTAAGGGCAGAGGCTATTTCTTTTTTTAGAGCCTTTTCTAAATCTGGAGCAAACCTACGAAGTGCTCTGCGAAGATCAGCGTTTCCTAGTATTTCTACTTGCATCTTTGATCTCCTTCGCTTCATCTCGTAAGCCTTCAAGTAAAGCATCTAGCATTACTTTGTCTAACTCTAATAAATGTTGTGGCGCGATCCCTAACCTTATGCTTAGCCTAGCAATAAGGTAGGTGAGTGGTAGATCGCGCTTTAAGCTAAAGGGTCGGAATCAAGCACCTCAACACTTTTAAGTGTCTCAATGAAGTCCATTCCAAATGGCTTAACAGTCTCACCTGACCTGCGTGTGACTTCCCATGCCAACCAATAAACATCACTCTGCTT